TTTTTAACAACCTCAGCAGTTGGTGGTAAATAGAGTTGTGTATTATTAACACTGTCTCTTGTTAACACCCATGGGTAGTAAGATGCGGTATAGTTTGAATCTATTCCTGTCGTTTCTAAGTTATCTACCGCCTCTTGTGGGTATATTAAACCTTCCGCAACGTCATTCCATGATGGTAAGAACATATTGAAATCAGGAGTAGTACAGATGTAAATTGAATCTGCTCTGTCTGATTCTATCAAATTAATCGCTTCCTCAACCAAGTTTGAATTATTAACATAATCAATACCAGGGGTAACAAATATGTTAATGTTAACTGCTTCAGGATTGTTGAATGTATTTTGACCCCATTTGTATGCGTAGTAATCAGAATTTGCCCACGTTTCTTGATTAGGTCCTGAGATTTGTTTGAACGCCCCCCATCCGGTAGCTGTAGGATATGTTGGTGATGGTTCAGCTCCGAACTTGTATCCTGTTTGACCAAGTGCGTAAGTATCACCATTAGTTCTATATTCTCTATAGATATCCCAACCATCAAAACCACCTGCAGGATATAATGTAAACTTACGAGTGTTAAGTTTGTAGTATGGGTTATCCGCATCTGTTGGTTCAGAATTAAACGACCCGACACCTACCTCAAAAGCAGATTGCCCTGAAGTCACATAACCAGGACCCACAGTAACTACAGTTGCTCCACTATCCATGTGGAATCCTTTAACTTGATAACCCCATGAAGGTCCAGTTGTGTCAGTTCCAAGATTTACAGGTAGTTGTTTTCCTTTGTATTCAAAAAAGTCATAATCAACACCACTAATATTAGAAATACCTAAATACGCCTTTCTTGGGTTTTCACCATTTGAAATAACAGCATTGTCTCCACCGTTTGTTGATCCAAAAGGAGGGTTATATACCACATCACCCGGTTTAAGGTATTTAGTTTTATAGACAATAAATGGTGGGGTAGCACTTGCATAGCTTCTCATTACGTAACCATCAAATCCACAAGGTAATGCGTCCGTAGGGGCTTCATCACCCATTTCTATCATCACATATTTAGAATTTAAATTGTATTCACCATTTGATGTACCAATTTTATTTGCCACATAATTATTTAATGTTGGGTCTAATGAACAATTAGTGAAACTTTCAATAACTCTAACGTTTTGGTCGTTATCATAAAAATCTCTAATGAACACATCAAACGTACGATTATTAAACGAGATGTTACCGATTGATATTTTAACTAATCTGTTAGCCGCGTTACCGTCAGAAATAAGTTTAAATTTAAATAACTTATAAACTAAATTACCTCTTAATTCTGAAACAATATAAGGAGTTTCTGGTGTTTGATATTGTTCTAAATAGAATCCGATTGACTGACTGTTTAAAGATTGTGCAGAATTTAATTCAACTAAATCACACTTTAAACCTCTAACTTTATTTTGTCTATATCCATTAAGTAATAAACTACTATAAACTTCTTCAACAAATAAAGGAACCTCAGTTCTATCTTTCGCAAAGTTACTTCTTCCAAACACTTTAGATAGATATTGAGAATCACTTGATGTCATAGATGTCTCAAAATTAAACGTATCATTATCTTTAGTAATTCCAGATATCGCAAAAGTCGCGTAAGGGTTACTTGATATTCCTGAATAGTTACCCGTACAAACTAAATTCACATCAGTTGTACCTGTTACTTGGTACAATGGTCCATGTTGTGATGATGAAAAATTTGTAAGACCTCTAGATCTTAGTGTTGCAACAACTAAATTGTCAAAAGTGGTATACGCCGATGCCGTAAATTTGGTGACGTTAATCGTAACGGTTCCTGAGAATACCCCACTTACTGGTGTCCCTGAAATTGTTGCAACCGCAGCTCCAAAACTATAACCATAATATGTTGTCATAGGATTAGTTACTCCAGGTTCAAATAATGCGTAGTACCACGAATCATTTGTTGATGCTGATAAATTAGCAGACGCCAAATTAACATTATCAACTCCAAACGTTTCTGAAGTAGCACTAATTGCTCCTAACCCATTTAAAGTTACACCTGTAATGGTGTTGAATGTTGAGCTACTAACAGACCCCCAAAACTGAGCGGTTTTTCCTGATAATGGTGACGATGTTGCAAAATAACCAAGTTGAGTTGCAATGTATGATTGAAAATCTAAATTTAAACTTGATGTACCCCCATCAAATTGTGTGTACATATTATTAAACTCACCGTTTAAAATTGTAGGTACCTGTGTGATGGTTATGTTTGAACTTGCACCTGTAGTCCCTGTAAATTGTAACGTTGTTGATGTAGTACCCGTAGCGGTAATGGTTGCCGGATTAATGTTACCAATAGTGACGATAGACCAAGATGGTCCAGCATCATATCCTGATAATCCCAAAACCCTAGTTACGAACAATTGATTAGATTGTTGTAGATATGCTTTAGCAATATATGATGTCTCATATTTAGGTATTTGTGTGTTTACAAATTTTTCAGGATTGGTACCACCAAAATAGATTTGGTACTCATCAAAATTTGTAATGAAAATTGGTTCAAAAGCGGGACCTTGTAATGTCTCACCAACTAAACCTAAGGTTGTTACACCCACACTTTGTGCAACAAAAGTTAAATCTCTTTCTGATGTATAAACACCAGGCGAAACGAATACTTTGTTTGAAGATGCCATGTTTTTTTAGTTAATTGATTTATTTTATATATAAATACCCGTATTAAACGCAAAAAACATACCCATATAATATTATTTACAAGGTAGTATGAAAAAATTCTACCTTTTTTCTACTATATAAAATATTTATACATAATGAAGAAAATTAAAAATATAAAAATTTCTGAGGAGTCCCATGACTTATTAAAAAAGTACTGTGAAGAAAATGGTTTAAAAATCTATAAATTTTTAGAATTACTAATTCAAAAAACTTGTCAAAAAGAAAAAGATATATATGGAGAATAGTTACACTAAGGTAACATTAGTGTATATTATTGATTGTTGTGTAGGGTCTAATTTATTTATAACAACATTTAAAGTATCACCATTAATAATTTGTATTGGTGAAATATCGTCCCCCAAGTAATATGATACCCCATCTCTTGTTATGTTTACAGAATAACTACCAAAACAAGAAGACGATGAAGATAACGTACCCCCTGTCACATTACTTAATGTTGGTGTTGTGCCTCCCTTAACACAAACATTTCCTGTCGATCCAGTAGTTAATGATATTGTTGTTGGCGTTCCGACACAACTTACATACCCCAAAGTGTTTGTTGTTGTTGATGTATAACCTAAATAAAAACAGGTTTTTAAATTTTCAGTTCTAATTATTTCTATGTTTGCTGTATATCTAAAGACCTCAGTTAATGATGTGTTTCCTGTAACGTATAAAAAATCTAATGTAAAATCTTTTGGGTTTGGTGGTTCTATAACCGCCCTTTTAGATGGGGTTCTTGTATCAAACTCAAACAAAGAGACTTGTCTTGTGATACCAGGAGTAACTTCAAATTCCTCCTCATCAATTAAAAGACCCAACATCGTTATTTTATATGTTGAAATATAATACTTTCTTTTATTGATATCTTTAACTGACTCATCAGTAACGTCTTCTAATTTTAATGGTATGTAGTGGCCTTTAATTTGACAATATGCCTGTTTAGAAGTAAACGTTCTCATCATAATCCTATTAAACTCATTAACCTCTCTCATTCGATTACAGAATATTTTAACATTAAATGTTAAATCAACAGGTATAGGTTGGGGGATTTTATAAACGTCAACCCCTTTTCTTTGACCATCCCAAGTTGGAACAGTGTAATAAAAAAATTGTCTTCTTACGGGTATATTTGCTCTACCGGCGTTATTTGTACCGTATTTAACCTCAGGCATTCTAACTGTGGATATAAACGGCAATGAAACATTATTATCTAAATCTTTAAAATCCCAAGTCTCAGTAAATTGAATCCAACTTTGGTTAGTAATTATTCTATCTATTGTTGGTATTTTTTTACCGTCAACACTTAACTCTAATTGGTCTTTAACAAAATCTAACATTCCTCTGTCTAAATCGGCATGTAAAACCCCTTTAGGTAGGTAAGTACCTTTGTCAGTTATATCTTCTAATAGTTCTTGTCTTCTCTCGACCCCGAACTTTTGTGGTATTAGTGATAATTTATTTTTTACTTGTTTAGGTAACGACATAATTAAATTCCTCTAAATTCATTTTCATTGGCTGGTGCCGCAATTATTGTCCTATAATATGGCTTATACCCACCATACGTATGTTTATTGTCTGAAACGACCCTTCCATCATCGACTACAGAATAATATCTAACTCTTGTTTCAGTTTCATAGTAACCAAGATAATCACCTAAATTTATATCAATATCCAATTCGTTTAGACTTTTTTGATATACACTAACTATTAAATTTCCGGGTTCTGTTTGATAAATTTTACTACTTCCCATATCCGCATTTGTTGGGGCTTCAACTTTAACGTACCCTTTAAATTCTACCGGTGGTAAATACTGAATGGAATCTGACAATGCCTCCCCATAAACATCATCACTATTTGTTTTTTGTCTATCAACCCGATAAAGTACTAAAGTGAAATTCATATCACCCAATAACCATTCCTCACCCATTGCCAACTCTAAATTAAAGTCTTGTTCTGCAAAAAATTTATTAAGTCTGGTAATAGGTACGCGATTTTGTGTCATACTTATAAATAGTTTAATTGATTTTTTCTATTAGATTGTTTATTTTTATTATATTAATATGGAAAATATTATATCAAAAACACCGGAATCTAAGGCCCTTTTAATTTTAGAAGATTATATGGGCTCAAATAATTATATCCTTAATTTAAAGCAAAAAAAACAAAATAGCAAATCTTTTGTTCCAACAAGGCCTCAGTCGGACTATATAATTAACTATCACGATGTTCAACCAAAAGTTGCTAAGAAATGGGTAAAGTTAGATTCATACTTTGGCAAAAAATTAATGGAGGATAAAATGTATACCAAAGAACCAAAAGAAATTTATGTTGAAAAACTTTTGGTGGAAAAAGATAAATCTTATCACATTTGGGGTAAAATCTTCTCAGGAGACACCACTTATGATTTTTGGATGCCAAAATCAGCAATTATTAAAGATAACGAAGTAAAAAATATTGTTATTGATTATAGTGAGTACCAACATAGAATGCCAATGAAACACCAAATTGAGGCTATTGAAAAATTGGTTGGGAACAAAAATT